CTTTATGGTGACGTTTTTGATGACCAGAAGATTTGCTCTGAGACTGAATATAGTGAAGTGCTCGTTCCTGAGCCATTTGTTGATTATTCTCAGATGACTTGGTATGAACGCATAAAGACAGTATTCGGAAATCTGAATTCGTTTGAAGATGCGTGTTCTATTTTTATGCATATGTATCATTTGATGCTTTTGGTGTGGCAATTTGTGATCATGACGATTTGGCCTGAGATGATGAATCCGTATTTGACAAACGCCTTCTATTTCCTATTTGGAATTGGATGTGCAGTCACGGGTCTCTGGCCGTATTTGTTAGTGTTGTCATTGACATTTTTTATGCCTAAGATTCCGAAAGTAGCAGAAAAAGCACGCTTGATAAAGAAAATACGTTATTACGCGTTAATGGCGATGCCAGAGTGGAATTATAAGACGAAAGCCGCTTTGATGTTTACTTCAACGTTGACTGCTGTTGTTACTACATGGACTATGATACGTATTTTTAAGCGTTTTATGGCCCCCAACACAGAAACTGAATTCAAGCGAGAAGATCCATCCAATTCCCAATTGGAACTATTCGAGAAGACGTGTGCTGCTGAACCGGCGTTTGCCCGTGTGAAATGCGCACAGAATCCTCTGTGGAACACTGCAAATGAGGTATTCATTAAGCCCTTGTGGACTGGATCTATTACTCAATTGGAATATGTAGCGATGGCAAATACACGTTTTGCTAAGGTTGAAACTGAAAGAGGATTTATGTCCACATACATTTTCGGTTTGAAGGAAAATTATGTTTTGATGAATAAACATGCATTGATGGAATGCCCGGTAGCTAAACTCCATATTTTTAAGGAGAGAATGGCGATTGAAGGAGCAGACCCTCAGACGGTCTCTCTTAATATATCTCAATGCTTCCAGGTTGGAGCTGATTTGATTATGTTTCAAATCAAGTACTTCCAGTTTAAGGATTTGTTAAAGCATGTCCATGAAGGAGCAAAGAAGAAACTATTCACGGGACGGTTTAATATGCAAGATGTTAGTATCCGTTATAAGGATCAACCTATCATTTTGACCGGAAAACATGATGATATAACTCTCACAGAGTTTTATACCTATATGGCACCACATCGTCCTGGACTATGTGGATTGCCTCTTGTGGGACAAACATCAAATAACCGTTGTAGTATTGTAGGTTTGCACACAGCTGGAGTTACATCCACTGATAGAGCTATTTCAAGTATTCTTGATAAACAAGAATTGCTAGATGCAATTGAAGCTATAAAGAATGGAGAATATTTGTTACAAGTGAATTCTGAGGGTTTTTATGGTCGAGAATTTTATTTGCCAGGACCAAAGAGTTCGTTTTCGCATCTCTATTTGCCCAATTTGGACTACAAAGGAAATCTTGGCGGCCCAGTGTTGGCTAAGCAGGTTTCAAAGTTGGAGCGCACAGGAGTGGACGCGGCACCAATACTTAAAAAACTGTTCGATTTTGAACAAACTGAAGTGTACGCACCACCTCCTATGCAATCTTTTGTTAGAGATGGCGAATATTATAACCCATGGAATCTTGCTCTTGAAAAGATGAATAAGAACCAACCTGAAGGCGATCCAGAAGTTATGACAATTGTTCATAATCGTTTGTTGGAACATATAATAAGTGGATTGACTGAGAAAGGAGTTTGTAAGATGCAACCGTATGATATGGAGTCAGCTATCAACGGATCTGACCAAGATGCTTTTTTGAGGCGTATCAACCCCACAACGTCAGCGGGTTTTCCTTTTAAAGGAGCAAAAGAATGGTTGTTGCCAGAAGTGGAAGAAAACATTCGTGAACCTGTCGAAGTTTTGAAGAAGAGAATAGTTGAGTGTATTGAAAGATACAATGATGGTGAAACGAATAATTTTGTTTTCACAGCATGTCTCAAAGATGAACCTCGACTGGTGGAAAAAACACTAGAAGGTAAAACTCGGGTTTTTTACATTGGACCTACTGATTTGTTGATATTGTGTCGAATGTTCTTGGGACCTCTGTATACATTGATGGTTCAACATTCTGATGTGTTTTGTACTGCTGTTGGAATTGATATGCATAGAGGAGCACATGATTTATACACTTCATTGATGAGTCATTCTTCTAATATTATGGAGTTTGATTATTCAGGATTTGATGTTTCGTTACCGTTTTTTGTTGCACATGGCACATGTACTGTGATATATGAGGTATTGAAAATGCTTGGTTATAATGAACAAGCGTTGACAATAGTGCGAGGTTTACTTTCTGATGCTATGTTTCCCAATATTAATATGTTGGAAGACGTTTTTGTTAAAGCTGGAATGCAACCCTCGGGTAAATATGGTACTGCTGAAGACAACTCTTTAAGAGGACTTTATATGTTGATGTACGCTTGGTATAGTAATCCTGAATTGAGACACTTAGATTTTTTCGAAAAGGTGAAACCAATTGTATATGGAGATGATGCCGGAGCAGCTGTAGCTGATGATGTTGCACATTTGTTTAATAACGTAACCTATCAGCGAGACTGTGCTGAGTATTTTAAAATGAAAATCACTCCAGCTTCGAAAAATTCTGAAATGACATCTTTTGTGTCTCCTGGCGATTTTACATTTTTGAGACGAAGTTTCAAATATATGCACAATCACTATGTTGCACAACTTGATTTGAATTCAGTTATTAAGAGTCTAGCTTTCACTTTGCCGAGTCAAAGTGTGCC